TGCCCGCTACTACCATACCGGTAGTTGTAAACACTGCCACATTGCCAACCCCACCAATTGAAATATTAGCATTTCCATTAGGTGCTGGAATTTCTATTGCAGAAGTTCCGTTGAACAACTTGTCGCCAGAGATGTTGCCTGATAATGTAGCGTTTCCACTAACTGACAAATTACCATTAATAAAAACGGTAGCGGCATTTGCGACCGGACCTTCAAAGGTCACAAGACTATTTGAATTAAGAGTTTGAATTGTTAAATTGCCGCTGACACGCTTGTAGGTAGACATTTAGAGTTCCTTTGTGTTATTTATGCGGTTTAGGAAGTCTGCAATATCCATGTTTTGGAAGTTTTTAACATCATCAAACTCTTTTACAGGTGTTGTAGTACCGCCTATCACACGCACAAATGCTATTTTTGGAAAGTCTTTCATGACTGTGGTCAACTGTCGTACCCAATTGCCGGTAAATGTAGGCGGTGCTGAGCTTTTTTTATAGAATTCTGTGTCTGCATAAACGTTGTTAAACTTGGTGTGAACTGGTCCCATGTCAAACCCAATCAAGTAAACAATCACAGCATTGTCAAAGGCCGCAATGCTGGCAGCTATTGGCCCTGAACTGTAGCCATAGTACTTTTGCGGCACTGGTAATGCCCCAGAGCTTGCAACGGGTTTGCGAGTGTAAAATTTGTGCTTTAGTGCGTAGCCCGAATCTTGTATGCGTTCACTGATAGGGCGATCTGTGCTGATCAGTGCTGTGGGTGTAAAGTCTCGGTACAAGGCATTGCACCCATAGATAGGACCAAAATGTTTTAAATTTTCTAAATCTACCTGTTGTCGGCTTACACCATTGCCCAATACAAATGCTCTGCTCATAAAAAATCCCCCCAGTAATTATCTGAGGGGATTGGTGAGTCAAATCAATTAGGAAGTGACGTTGTCAACAATCACAAGATCAACCAGGTTCTGTTGTCCAGAAACATTGGCACCTCCTGTGGTACCAGACTTGATAGCTGTACCTTCGTCTGTGAAGAAGTTGGCAATATAACGAACATCGTTAACAACTTCAGTGGCTGCATAAGTTGAACCGCCAGTCCAGTCAAGCACAAACTTGTTAGTGAGCTTGCTGATTGGGGTAGCAGTAGAGTCGTTGTTGGTGTAGGTAATGGCCATTAAACCAGCTGCCGGAGTAACGTCATTGTCAAGCACACACACGCCAACTGGATAAGCTGTACCACTTGTACCAGCGCCAGCGGCTGCTGTGGCTGTGAAAATTTGTCCCACAGCTACGTTGTTGCCGCCACCAATTGTGCTCCATGGTGTGTTACCAACAGAAACAATTTGATATGCTTGACCAACTGTAAAGTTAGCAGGATCAATGGCAGCATCAGAATCGCCAACTAGATACTTGTGCGAACCTTTTTGACGGATAATATAACCAGCGTGTACACCTAGACCCGAACCAGATGGTGCGGCAATGTTTACAATTACATCAACACGTGGATTAGTAGTTGTAGGAGTATCAGTAGGATCTGCACCGCCAACAACACCGTAGTATTGTGCATCAGTCATGTTGCCAACTGAGTTTTTAACTGGATCAGTTACACTACCAAAGTTAGGAAAACCAAGATCGACACCAACACTGGCACCGCCGTTACCAGAACCGGTAGAAATTTTTTGTATTTTAAGAGGACGTCCCATTTGTTTTCTCCTTATAGAAGCCCGATGCGGGTTCTAGCCGCTACGCTGTGGGTATTAATCTCAGCATAAAACACCGTATTGTGTTGACAAGTATTTATGGAAAATGTAAAATAGTACCATACTGGAGTGTAAATACCCGATGGATATTAATCAAATTATAGAACAAGGCAATCAATACCGTGCCGACGATCAACCTGAGGCTGCGCTACAATGCTACGCTGAGGCAATGCGACTGGATCGTCAAAGTGCTGCCGCCTTCAACAACTACGGCAATGTGCTACGTGAAGTAGGCGAACCAGAGGGTGCAATACCATTTTTAACCAGATCCATACAGCTAGATCCCAACAACATCACAGCACAGTTTAACCTTGCCGTGGCACACTTGTTGAGTGGAAACTATGCACAAGGATGGCCTGCGTACGAAGTGCGATTCAACTATGAGCACTTGGCTGGCACATTTCCAAAATTTACACAGCCTCGCTGGACTGGTCAAGATCTCAAGGGAAAAACTATTCTTGTGGTAGGCGAACAAGGGCACGGTGATAACATTCAGTTTGTGCGTTTCTTGTACAACTTGCACGTAATGGGTGCAGAGATTATATTGCAAGTCACAGATGGCCTTGTTCCAATGCTGAGTGGCAGTCCCATAATCAAACGTGTGTCTGGATACGACTACTCAGTGTCAGACTTTGACTACTGGGTACCTATCATGAGCATTCCAGGAATCTTGGGGATTACCCTACAGAACTTACCTAGTTCAATAAATTATCTAAATGCCGATGCTGGATTGCAACAACAATGGTTGCAAAAGCTAGGTCCAAAAAAACGCATGCGAGTGGGATTTTCATGGTCAGGTCGCAGGGACGCATGGTTAAACCGTCACAAAGGCATGCCGTTTGAAGACATGCTGAAAATGATTCAAGCAAATCCACAGCACGAATGGATTAACTTGCAAATAGATGCCACTGATGAAGAAACTGCAACCTTGGAGTCTGCTGGAGTTACAATGTATCCTGGCAGTATTCAAAGTTTTGCCGACACGGCTGCGTTAATAGCAAATCTTGATGTAGTGGTCAGTGTGGACACTGCTATTGCACACCTAGCAGGCGCACTGGGTCGTCCTACTTGGATTATGCTCAACTGGTTTGCTGTGGACTGGCGTTGGTTGTTGAATCGTGATTCCAGTCCATGGTACTCAACTGCGCGACTATTCCGTCAACCGGCCATGGGAGACTGGTCTAGTGTAACCAAGAAAGTTGGCCAGTATCTTTCTTGGTTCAAAGTTTAAAGACTATTGTACCAACTGGCCAGGCGTGGATACGTGTCAACAAAACAGTTACCACGACGCTCATCAAACTGTGTGAAGAAAGTTTTAAAATCTTGACTTAGATCATCTATGTCAAATGTAAGAGTCTCTTTGTCAAAGTTTTGACCTTTGTCCCAGTTTTTAACAAGTTCTTTGTGTGGAACTTCAGCTGTGGCCACATAGTGTATGAATCTGTTGATATGTACCAAATCAAATTCGTTAAACCATTTGAGATTTTCAGGATTGTCCATGTAATCTTGAATTTCTTTGCTGTACTCTTTGCGCAGGGCCATTGGCAATATGAACAGATTTTGATATGTAGGGAATCTCACAGGAGTGATACTGTAAAAAACTGCATTTGGGGATCCAGCAGTTTCTTTCTGTTCTTTGACCCAGTTCAAGAATCCCAAGAAGCCGTCAATAGCAGGTGCATTCACTGTGCCCATGATAAAAATTGGATTCTTGATCAATGGCGAATCACGAATAATTTCAAAATTGCGAACAAAAGTTTCCCACTCTAGTCCATCACGCACATAGGTACCTTTGTCACCAAGTGCTTCACCGCTGGTGGTGATTTCAAAATCCATGCCAGTTTTTTCTACAATTTCCAAAAACTTATAAACTTTTTCTGTTGGAAAACCTAGATTGGTACAGATACTGATCTTGGCAGTTGTTTTGAATCGTCCATCAAGTAGCATGTCAAAAAAGTCCCACAAGTACCCGCTCATGAATGGTTCGCCACCTGTGATCTTAAATGTCTTGACAGTTTTGTGCAGACTTTGTTCCCACCATTTGAAAAATGCGTTGATGTAAGGATTGTCTGATCCGTAATCAAATCCGTCATCGTCGTAGCTGGGCAACCCATGTTGATTACGAATGTCAGTTTTTATGTCTAGGTAAGGGCCGTTCTTTTTTAGATCTTTGACCCAGGTAGTGCTGGCGCCAGGCCAACAGTAGGTACAAGCCATTTGACAAGTTCTATCAAATGCAATTTCAATATAGTCTAGGTCAACATCTTGGTCCCAGGGTGCATCAAACACACGTTGTAGATCTTCTTCAGATGAATGATGACTCAAGAACGCACGATCACCAATGATGTCTGGATGCATCTCTTCATAGGTCCAGCAGTACTGACAGTTCATGGGTTTTTCACCCAACTGCATCATTCTGCGTTCTTCTTTTTTTATTTTGGTGTTGTGTATAGCACTGGGATTGGTTTTGATTTCTTCAATGTCAATGTTGTGACCGGGGTTGTGGTGACAACTAGACGTGCGTCCGGGACGCAACCATATGGTTGAGTTGAGCCATTTTGCGCCACAAAAACTAGGACTCTTAGAGTCTAGTACACGTATTTTCCAACTTTTGATATCTTCATGTTCCATGCCGATATTTAGCCAACAAAAAAGCACCCGGAGGTGCTTTTTTGATTTGAGTGCAATCTCTGATTAGGAGAAAGACAAGTTGGAAACAGCAATCTCACCAACGTAGTCACCAGCATTACCGAAAGATGATGCAGTGTTAGTTAGTTCGATGTAACCATAACGTGTCATGAATGACACAACTGGTTCAAATGTTGTTGGATCCAATACAACACCACTGCTCATCAATGGAATGTATGGGCAGTAGAATGCAGGAGCGTCAGCTTCTGAAGAACCCTTGTAACCAACCAACACAGGTGTTGTGTCGCTAGCATAAGAGTCAACGAACACACGCATAGCGCCGTTCAATGTACCAACAAACTTGGTGTTTGTAGGAGCTTCAAATGTACCTTCTGTAGTACGTGCAAAGGCAGAAGTAGTTGCAGATTGCAACACTGTCAATGCGGCACTAGATACAACAGCGTAGTTACCAGCGCCACGACGTGTACGTTGGGCGATCAAGTTAGCAACACGGTTGATCAAAACAGCCAATGCGGCATGTTCGTCACCAACAAATGTAGCTGTACCTGAAACGGTAGCTTGGTTGTATGTGAACTCAGTAGCAGCCAAAGAACGTAGACTCAAGAGAATCTCTTGGTCGATCTCAGCTGTGATCTCTTGAGCCAAAGCAGCCATGATTTCTGCTTCAACGTCAATACCATGCATGGCTTGTGCGTCTTGTGCAGATTCAAATGTCCAACGAGCTTGCAATTTGCGAGTCTTGGCTTCAACAGCTTGCTTCAAGATTTGGACGGAAATTTGCTTACCGCCGTTACCTTCCATG